TCTGTTTAACATTCGTTATCAAATCGCTCTGAATGATCTGTATACTTTAACCAATGTTGGTTTGATTAATTACTACATGACTCTGCAGCATCTTGGATTAGTACAAGAAATTTTAGTCGGGAAAACACCTATTCGATACAACCGTCATCGCGATATATTGCATTTAGATATGACAAAAGAAGAAATGACTGTGGGTTCATATCTCCTAGTTGAAGCATATGAAATCGTAGACCCAGACACTTACACTGATGTTTGGGCGGACAGATGGTTACAACACTATGCCTCTCAATTAATTAAAAGACAATGGGGCAGCAATCTAACTAAATTTGAAGGATTACAATTACCAGGAGGTGTCACATTCAATGGTCAGAAAATATATGATGACGCCGACACTGAAATCAAGAGACTAGAAGATGAAATGATTTTAAATTATTCTCTACCAGTTTCTGATATGATAGGATAATTAAATGTCAACTAATGTCTTCTTCAATAACTTTGAGAGTTATGCAGAGCAGAATCTCATTGAAGATTTAATTATTGAATCAATTAAAATTTATGGGCATGATTTATATTACTGCCCAAGAACAGTCGTGGCAAAAGATAATGTTTTTGGAGAAGATCCTCGATCTTCATACAATGATGCATATTTAATTGAGATGTATATTAAGAATGTTGAAGGATTTGAAGGAGAAGGCGATTTCCTTTCTAAGTTTAATATTCAGATTCGTGATGAAATTACATTCACAGTTGCGAATCGTGTTTTCCAAGATGAAGTTGGTGCGCCAGAAATTATTGCTCGCCCGAGAGAAGGCGATTTAATTTATTTCCCATTAACAGAAAAGGTTTACGTCATTAAGTTCGCTGAGCACGAAGCACCAAACTTCTATCAACTCGGCGCACTACAGTGCTACGATCTGCGTTGTGAACTGTTTGAATACAGTCATGAAGATCTTAATACTGGAATACCAGAAATTGATGATCTTGAGAAACTATATTCTCAAAATATTGCTATTGCAAATACTGATTCAGTACACGCCAATGGAGATATTATTATTGACGCAGATACTGGTCGCCCAGCGGCAGCAGATTCTTATAGTCTAGATGATCCATTCGCTGAGAATGCTTCTCTCCAGATTAGTGGAGCAGGTATTATTGATTTCACTGAACGAGATCCGTTCTCAGAGGGTAATATCTAATGTTTGGTCAAACTTTTTACAACGGAACATTAAGAAAATATGTAATCCTTTTTGGAACATTGTTTAATGATATTTGGATAGTTCGCAAAGATGCTGGTGGAAATGCCAAGACCTCATTCAAAGTTCCCCTTGCATATGGTCCAAGGGAAAAATTTCTCGCTCGTATTGAAGGATTAAGCGACGACCTTGATCCTCAAGAACAACCATTCGCGATTGTTCTTCCTCGCATGGGGTTCGAAATAACTGGATTCAACTATGCGCCGGAAAGGAAACTTTCTACAATCAATCGTTTTGTTACCAAACCTTCCGACACAAACGAAGATCAAAGACGGTATCAATACAATCCTGTTCCTTATGATATACAATTTTCCTTGTCTATTTTTGTAAAGACTGTTGAGGATGGTACGCAAATTCTTGAACAAATTTTACCATACTTCACACCAGAATGGACAACAACGGTGAAGTTAATTGATGACCCTAATATTACTTTAGATATTCCTTTGGTTTTAGTTGGGACAACACAGGATGACGTTTATGAAGGTTCGTTTGAAGAAAGACGTTCTTTGATATTCCAATTAGATTTCACGATGAAAGGAATGTTTTTTGGACCGACCAAGAAACAAGAAATTATCAAACTTGCAAATACGCAACTATATAATGCAAGTTTGTTTACTGATATTGAGGATGCTGTTTCCAATGTCAACCAAGCATCCAAAGTCACGGTGTATCCTGGACAATTAGCGAATGGTTCACCAACTACAAATGCTGCAGCAACTGTAGATAAGAGTGAAATTTCAAGTGATGAAAATTTTGGATATATTGTAGATATTGATAGTCCATATCCAAATTAGGTGGAGTAAATGATGGCAAACGATATGATTGGAGAAGTCCTCGGTTTAACGCCGATCGAAAGAAGTGAAGAAAATTTACCAACAACATATCAACCAACTGTTCCAAAGGATAAACAAGCAGAAGCAGATGTTGAATATGTTCGCGGCAATATGTATGACCTCATCGAGAAAGGTACTCGATCAATGGATGAGTTATTAGCAATCGCTGATCAATCTCAACATCCACGTTCCTATGAAGTTCTTTCTGGACTTATTAAAAACCTTAGTGAACTGAACAAAGATCTAATAGACCTGCACGATAAGAAGAAAAAACTTATCAACACAGAAGAACCGACCGTGCCCAGCACTGTAAATAATAATTTATTCGTTGGTTCAACCAGTGATTTATTGAAAATGATTAATAAAGAGAATGATGAAAAGACAGATTGAAGATATTGAAAAATATCGCACATATCTTGGCAATGTTAATTTAAAAAGACAGGGCGTAGATATTTCGTGGACCGAGGATATGATCCGCGAATATGTTGCTTGTGCAAAGGATCCAATTTATTTTTCAGAAAATTATATAAAGATTGTACATGTTGATCATGGTTTGATACCAATAAAGTTGTATGACTATCAAAAAGAAATCATCGACAAAACTACACGGACAAGAAGAACGGTTGTTGTCACATCAAGACAGGCTGGAAAAACTACTACCGCAGTTTGTCTTATACTACATTATATTCTCTTTAATGATCATAAGTTGGTCGCTCTTTTAGCAAACAAGGGCGATGCTGCGCGAGAGATTCTTGACCGTATCAAGATTGCATATGAAGCACTGCCGAAATGGTTACAACAAGGTGTTGTAGAATGGAACAAAGGTAGTGTTGAGTTTGAAAACGGTTCTAAGATTCTGGCAGCTGCAACATCATCATCTGCCATTCGTGGTAAATCAGTATCGTTTCTATACATTGACGAGACTGCATTCGTAGATAACTGGGATGAATTTTTCGCATCAGTATTTCCTACGATTTCATCAGGTAATACAACAAAGATATTATTAACTTCTACGCCAAACGGACTCAATCACTTTTATAAAACATGTGAGGGCGCGAAGGCAGGTAAAAACGGATACGAATTTGTTCAAGTCATGTGGAACGATGTGCCTGGCCGCGATCAGAAATGGTACGACGAGACACTTGCTGCCATGGACTTTGACACAGAAAAGTTCGCGCAAGAGATGGAGTGCGAATTTCTTGGTTCATCAGGCACACTTATTTCAGGTTCCAAATTAAAACAACTGGTGTATAAAGATCCTATAGAAGAAACTGGTGGTCTGATGATGTATCAAAGACCAATTGAAAATCATAATTATGTTATTATAGTTGACGTTTCTAGAGGCAAAGGATTAGATTATTCTGCGTTTCAGGTAATTGATGTCACCAAAATGCCATATGTACAAGTTTGCACTTTCAGAGACAATATGATTGTACCCATGGATTATGCTTCTATATTACATCGCATCGGAATGTTTTATAATGAGTCGCAGATTTTAGTAGAGGTCAATGATATTGGTGAGCAAGTATCTGCAACTCTGCATGAAGATTTTGAATATGAAAATATGTTGTTCACTGAAAATAGTGGCAGAAGTGGAAAAAGACTAACAACTGGATTCGCTTCTAAAGGCGACAAGGGAATTCGTACAACGAAAACTGTCAAGTCAATTGGTTGTTCTATTCTCAAGCTTCTAATTGAACAGGATCAATTAATTCTAAATGATTTCAATACAATTAAAGAACTTTCTACTTTCAGCAAAAAAGGCGTGAGTTGGGAAGCAGAATCAGGATGCCACGATGATCTAGTGATGGGTCTTGTTTTATTTTCTTGGTTGTCAAACCAAAAATTCTTCAAAGAATTGACAGATATAAATACAATTAGTCAATTGCGAGACATGAATGACGAGCAAATACAGAATGAATTAACTCCTTTCGGCATCATTGACACTGGGCATGATGTGTACGAAGAGAAACCAGTGTTGGCGGTTAGTAATGATGCTTGGATATTATCAAGCGAAACTTAAGAAAGCAGATTTTATAAATAAAAAACAAGAAAAGAATAATTTATTTTATTCAATTTGAAAAACAACAAAGGGAGAAGATACTATGCCTTTTCAACTTAGTCCAGGCGTAAATGTAACTGAGATCGACCTGACTACTGTAATCCCACAGGTTGCCACTACTGAGGCAGCAATTGGCGGTGTTTTCCGTTGGGGACCAGTAGGTAAAGCATTGCTGATTCAAAACGAAGATCAGTTGGCAGCTCAGTTTGGTAAGCCTACAAATCTTAACGCAGAAACATTTTTCTCTGCAGCAAGTTATCTGGCATATTCTGATGCCTTGTATGTAAGTCGAGCACATCACTCTACTGGTAACACATACACTGAAACTGCTGCAGTAGAAAGTGGTAACACTACTATTACTCTGGCATCTCCTGATGCAACAACTGAAAATATTGTTGTTGGTGATGCTGTATTCGGTCCAGGAATTCCTGACGGCACAACTATTGCCACAGTTGAAGATGCTGCTAATGGCGTTTATACTCTGTCGAATGAACCTACTGCTACTGCTGGCGCAGCTTCTCTTCAGATTTTTGATGGCGGATATTCGTTCAATGCTTTTGCTAACACTAATTCCGCGAATCTTAGTTCGCAAATTACCAAGAGCGAAGATGACTATGATAATGCTGCTTCAAACTACGACGATGATGTACAGTTCGTAGCAAAATATCCTGGTGCAGTTGGTAACTCTCTGCGTATTTCTGTCTGTGACAGCGCAGCTGCTTATCAAAGCAATATTGTTCTGACAACAATTGATGCGGCGAACACTTTGGCGGCAAATATTGCATTCACAGTTGGTTCTAACACTGCTACTATTTCTGTTAGTAACACTGCTGCTGGAGACGCAAACTCCTCTGCTGCTGTATTGGCAGATGTTATTGCTGATCTTGCTGTATACGATATTATCAAAGCAGGTAACTCTAGTATCTCAACTTCATACTTGACAATTACTTCTATCGGAACTGTCACCAAAACTGAAGTTGCATCCAGCGAGACTGGTGAAGCAACTGTTACAATTCAATTTGACGATCGTTACACTCTTCGCGAAGATTATAGTTCTTCAACTCTTGAGCGTTACTGGGGCGGTTATGAATTGGTAGAGCAAGCACCTGGCCAGTCAACTTATCAAACACAGAATGGTAACACTGCTGCTCAAGATGAACTTCACGTTGTTGTATATGACGAGGACGGAGAGATCTCTGGTGTTCCAGGAACTGTTCTTGAAGTTTGGCAGCGACTTTCTCGCGCAACTGATGCTAAGAACCTTGACGGCGGTACAAACTATTATAAAGAAGTTCTAAACCAATCTTCTAAGTGGGTTTGGTGGGCGAACGATATCGCTGGTGCTGCTTCTGCAACAGCAATTAACCTCGCTTCTTCAACCAATACTGGTGCTTACTCTAAGTCTTTCGTCGGCGGACGCGACACGAAGAATGAGTCTAGTATTTCTGTTGGTGACGTTATTCAAGCATACGACTTGTTCAAGTCAGCAGAAGATATTGATGTCTCTCTGATCATCTCTGGTAAGGCACGTGGCGGTTCTGTTGGTCAGCAGTTGGGTAATTACCTGATTGATAACATCGCAGAAACTCGTAAAGATTGCGTTGTCTTCATCTCGCCAGAAAAGAACGATGTTGTTAACAACGTCGGTGGAGATATTGAGCAAGACGTAGTTGCTTTCCGAAATGCTTGCCGATCTTCTTCTTACGGTGTACTTGACTCTGGTTACAAGTACATGTACGACAAGTACAATGACGTTTATCGTTGGGTTCCTCTCAACGGCGACATCGCTGGTTTGACTGCATACACTGCTGATGACCGTGATGCTTGGTGGTCTCCTGCTGGTTTTAATCGCGGTGCTATTAAGAATATCGTCAAACTTGCTTGGAATCCTAAGAAAGCAGAACGAGATTTCTTGTATAAGAATGGCGTAAACCCAGTTGTTAATTTCCCAGGACAGGGTACTGTTCTGTTCGGCGATAAGACGATGTTGGCGAAACCTTCTGCGTTTGATCGAATCAACGTTCGTCGTCTGTTTATTGTACTTGAGAAGGCGATTGCGACATCTGCTAAGTTTACTCTGTTTGAGTTTAACGATCCGTTTACTCGCGCTTCATTCGTCAACCTTGTAACTCCGTTCTTGCGGGATGTACAGGGACGCCGAGGAATTTATGACTTCCACGTAGTCTGTGACGAAACAAACAACACAGGTGAAGTAATTGATCGTAACGAGTTTGTTGGTGATATCTACATCAAACCTGCTCGCTCTATCAACTTCATTCAGTTGAACTTCGTTGCTGTACGAACTGGGGTTGAATTCTCCGAAGTTATTGGACAATTTTAATAAATAGATAAAACAATTCATAGGAGAATAAAGAAATGGCTTTTAGCATTGAATCATTTAAGAGTAATGCAATTCAAGCGGGTGGGTATCGTCCTGCCCTCTTTGAAGCGCAGGTAACACGCGCAGGAAATCAAATGAATTTCCTTTGTATGTCAACTCAAGTCCCATCAATGACCATGGGTGTTATTGAAGTTCCTTATTTTGGACGCAAGATTAAAATTGCTGGAGACCGTACATACGCTGAATGGACAACCACTGTAATGATAGAAGAAGATTTCGGTCTTCGTAACGAACTGGAGCAGTGGCAAGAAAGAATGAATACTGCTGTCGGTAATACTCGATCAGAAGTATTCGAAGCGTATAAGTCTGAAGCAGAAATTTTGCTTTACGGAAAAGGCGGTGGTGGCGCTCTGCGTACATACAAACTGCAAGGTTGTTGGCCGACAGATATTGGAACTATCGAGTTAGATTGGAACACAACTGACACGATTGGTTCTTATTCTGTTACTTGGGCGTTTGACGCCATGGAACCTGGAAGTTAAGATAAGGTTCTTGCCTTCGTACTGAACTTCGTCATACACGGGGGATATAAATATTTTTATATCCCCCTTTTTTTTCATCGGAGTTAAAATATAATGGATCTTTTCGGTTTTGAAATTAAACGTAAAAAGGAAGAAAAGGAACAGCAGAAAGTTGTTTCTTTTGTTCCGCCATCAAACGACGATGGCGCACTATCTATTGCGTCTGGTGGTGTTTACGGCACATATGTTGATTTGGACGGGAGCGTCCGAACTGAAGCAGAACTCGTAACAAAGTATCGCGCGATGGCAATGGATCCTACCATTGACCTTGCAATTCAAGACATCTGTAATGAAGCAATTGTCGAGGATTCTGATGAAGAAACTGTCTCTATTGTTCTTGACAATTTAGACATTGCTGAGTCGATTAAGAAAACTATTCGTGAAGAGTTTGAACTTTTATTAAACAAACTTGAATTTAATTATTTAAGTTATGACATATTTCGCCGTTGGTACATTGATGGTCGACTGTACTATCATGTTATTATAGACGAAAGTAAACCATCCAAAGGTATTACAGAATTACGTTATATTGATCCGCGATATATTAAAAAAGTTCGCGAAGTCAAGAAAGAAAAAACTGATCAAGATGTAGTTGTTGAAAAGGTTGTAGCAGAATATTACATATACAACCCTGCTGGTTTTATGAAAAAGACTGGTTCCAATGTTGCTTATGCGCAATCTGCTACTGGTGCTCAAGCAGGATTAAAAATCTCTAAAGATTCAATTGCTTATTGCACCAGTGGATTACAAGCGAATGATAATAATTTAATTCTGTCATACTTACACAAAGCAATTCGCCCATTGAATCAATTACGTTCAATGGAAGACTCTCTCGTAATCTATCGTATCTCTCGCGCACCTGAGCGAAGAATCTTTTATGTTGACGTTGGTGGTTTGCCAAAGGCAAAAGCAGAGCAATACCTGCGTGACATTATGACTCGATTTAAGAACAAAGTCGTATATGATTCTAGCACTGGTGAAGTGCGCGACGACCGGAAGTTTATGACAATGCTTGAAGACTTCTGGTTGCCCCGTCGAGAAGGTGGTCGCGGTACAGAAATCACCACACTTCCTGGTGGACAAAACCTTGGCGAGATTGAAGATGTGGTATATTTCCAGAATCTATTATTCAAGTCATTGAATGTACCAATGACGAGATTACAATCTGACTCAACCTTTTCATTAGGCAGAGCAACAGAAGTATCCAGAGACGAAGTTAAATTCTCAAAATTTATTACACGTCTGCGCAATAAATTCAGCGAACTTTTTAGTAAACTCTTAGAACGCCATCTAATTTTGAAAGGTGTTTGTACTGTTGAAGATTGGAAAGAATGGAAACATGAAATTAATTTTGATTATGCGGTTGATAACTATTTTCATGAATTAAAAAACATGGAAATTATGCGAGATCGTGTTGGTCTTTATCGTGAAATGGAAGAGATGATTGGTAAGTATTACTCTCATGAGTATGTTCGCCGTTTTATTCTACATCAAACAGATAATGAAATAAAAGAAATTGATGATCAAATTAAAGAAGAGAAAGATGATCCCAGATATGTTGACAGTGAAGAGGATGATTTGAATTTAGGCGGTGTATCTTCTGTAGGCGATCAGCAACCTGATTCCGCCGAACAGGAAAGAGAAAACGAACCGCAAGAAGATTAAATTATAAATATTGAGGAGAAATATTATGAGCAATGATATTACAGATTTTATTTCAGCAGCAGTTGCAGATAAACCAACCAAGGCATATGATGCTTTTGCTGCTGCTCTAGAACCAAAATTAGATGCTGCGCTTTCTGCCAAATATGACGAAGTGTCTGTTTCGGTTTTTAACCCAGAACAATCAACAGAAATGGAAGATACTAACGATGAATGACAAACTACTATCAATCATTGAGAAATATAAGTCTCGCGCTGGCGATGGTCCAGAACAAGATTTTATGGATAAGCACACCGAGAATGTTTCTATCTTAGACGGTCCTGGGTATGCAGAAATTCGCAAAGCATCCGATGCCACTCAATACCACGTTCGCAAACCACAACATGGTAATGATGCTGGTGATGATGAAGCAGTATATGAAGAATATGCTGAAGCAATCAACGAAGCAGTTGAAGAGTTCCTAGAAGAAGCAACTGAAGAAGAACGCGAAACTCTGGAAGAATTGTTCTCAACCGAAGAAGGTTACGATGAATTTGTTTCTTATATCTTCGAAGAAAAAGACGATGAGGACGACGAAGAAGATGAAGATGATGATGAAGAAGAAGATGACGACGATGACGATGAAGTTATTGACGCTTCTCCAAAAATAAAGAAAGAAGGTTACGGAAAAAAATATAAGAAGTAATATTAAGTGGCAATATTTCGCAAGGATACTCAGCAACTTCTTAATGACAATAAAACATTATATGAAGTTGTTATGGTCGCAGACCAATACGGGAGAGTGGGCGCTGACTCAGGCACCGCTACTTCTCGGAGTGCATTCGGTGAAATACTTTCAGTACCAGTAACACCTGTAATACAACTTGATGGACTATACGGATTAGATCCACAAGACTTTGAAACATACGATGCAACTGGCGGTGCTGCAACAACAACGAACACACTTATGCAGTGTTCGACAGGAACAAGTTTAGGTGGTTATGGTGTAATAAGATCGAAACGTGCTGTAAGGTATAGGCCAGGTCAAGGTGCCTCTGCGCGTTTCACTGCTAAATTTACTACGGGTGTCACTGGTTATACTCAACGCGCAGGATTCTTTACACAAGAACAGGCATTACAAGTTGGATATGACGGCGAATCTTTCGGTGTACTGTTACAGAATGGCGGCAAAGCACATATTCATGAGTTCGAAGTAACTGTTGCAGAAAGTGGTGCTGATGTTAGTGTAACAATAGACGATGACGTTGTAACATTAACCACTTCGACCGCAACAGCAGCTGCAAACGCAGCAGAAATTGCTGCGGCAATAGAAGCGGATGGAACTGCTGGTGCTAAATGGATTGTTGAACAAGTAGGAGCAATTGTAAGATTATTGTCTCGCAGTGTTGGAGTAAAATCTGGCACATTTAGTATTGCTAGAACAAGCGGAACAACTTTTACTGGTACATCGACAGTTTCGCAAACAGGTGTTGCACACACTACAACATGGACACCACAAACGAGTTGGAATGTTGACAAGTTAGATGGTACAGGACCAAGTGGTATGACACTTGATCCAACAAAACTGAATGTATTTCAGATTAATTTTAGATGGCTTGGTGCAGGTGAAATACGATTTGCAATAGAAAATAGTGTTGATGGTGAAATGGTATTTTTCCATCATATACATTATGCGAATCAGAATACTGATGTGCATATTGACAATCCATCATTGAAGATAGGATATGTCGCGGCAAGTTTAGGAGGAACAGGTAGTAATATAGTAGTTGAAGGCGCATCTATGATGGGTGCAATAGAAGGTGTGATTAACCCGACTAAGTTACCTGTTGCGCATTTTTCTGATACTGGTGCTGGACAAAATTTAGCAGCAGATACATGGCATCATTTATTGACAATTAAAAATTCTTTGTTGTCGAATGATAAGATTAACAGTAGAGAAATTATATTTAAGAATATAAACTCTGCTTTAACAACTTCTGGTAATCCACCAATTACTGTTGCTCTTATTTTGAATTTAACAGGGACATCGACAGACTTGGTGATGACAGAGTTAAATACATATTCGACAGCACATGTATCAGATACGGAAGCAACTGTTACTTTAGGGTCTCAAAGGTTGGCATATAGTTTCAGTACATCAAGTGGAGGATCAACCTCTATTAACTTGAATGATTTGAGGATCGCAATGCCTCCTGGTTCTTCATTATCTGTGATAGGAAGAAGTACAGGACAAATAACCAGATCATCAATATCTCTGTCTTGGATAGAAGATTAATATAAATATAAATTAATTTATTAGGATTTAGAAAAATGATTGTTAAACCATTATCAGCAGAAACTACTTTGACCGCCAATACAACGGTGAGTCTTGCTACAGTTGTTAGACTTTATAATTCAGGCAGTGGTGCTCATGTAATTACTAATGTAGACACTGGCAACAGTTTTACTATGCCAGGAGGTTCCATCAGTTTTATGGTTAAGTCTCCGACTGACGAAGTTTCTACAGATGGTACTGGTTCAGAAATTAAAGCAACATCAATCGCGTATACAGTCTCTTAAGGTAATCTAAAATGAAATTAATTACAGAATTAAATGAATCTATACAGGTCATCGAAGAAGCGAATGAAGATGGTAAAAAGAATGTGTTTATCGAAGGTATCTTCATGCAGGGTAATATCCCAAATCGCAACGGTCGGCGTTATAGTGTGGAGACTCTAGAGCGTGAGGTAAGTCGCTACATTAATGAGTCTGTCAATAAAGGTCGCGCATATGGCGAACTTGGTCATCCAAATGGACCATCAATTAATCTTGATCGTGTTTCACATATTATCACAGAATTACGCCGAGAAGGCGATAATTTCATCGGTAAGGCAAAAATCTCTTCCACGCCTATGGGTGAAATTGTAAAAGGTCTGCTGTCTGATGGTGCTCAACTGGGAGTTTCTTCTCGCGGTATGGGTTCTCTGAAGAAAGGTAGAGATGGAATAATGGAAGTACAAGACGATTTCCGTCTAGCAACTGCAGCGGATATTGTCGCTGATCCTTCCGCGCCTGATGCTTTTGTTAATGGTATCATGGAAGGAGTTGAGTGGGTTTGGGATAATGGTAAGTACATTGCCCTACAAATTGAGGAAATTGAGCGAGAGATTGAGAGATCTGCGCGTGCAAAGAAACTCAATGAAGAACGCAAACTTCAACTTTTCCAGAAATTTATAAACGAAATTTCTAAAAATTGAGATTATATAAATATAGTTTAAACACCGAAGGAGTATAACTAATGTCCGAACAAATTAATACTCAGGTGGAAGAAGTTGTTGAGAACGAAGTTTCTCTTGAAGAAGCATCTGCGGAAGCAACTCTGAAACCTTCTAACTCTACCAAGTCATCTATGCTCTCGCAGATGATGGGAATTTTTGCAGGCATGAAGAAAGAAGATCTTTCTGCTTTCCTGACAAAAACTCTTGACCAAGTTGGTAAAGAGGATGAAACTGTTCCTAACACTGCAGCAAAGAACGCTGCTTCTATTGCTATGAAGGGTGGGCAAACCGCTCCTTCTCCAACAACTGGTGCTCCTAGCGCCAAAGCAATGAAAGAAGATGTTCAAGAGTTGTTTGGCGAACAAGAAGATCTTTCCGAAGAATTTAAAACTCAAGCATCTACTCTGTTTGAAGCAGCAGTACAAAATCGCGTAGTGCTTGAAGTTGCTCGTATCGAAGAAGAATTCGAAGCAAAACTGGAAGAGCAGGTTACTGAATCTATCGACCAATTGCACGAGCAAGTAAACCAATATATGGACTATGTTGTTGAGAAGTGGATGGAAAACAATGAAGTTGCCATCGCCAACAACTTCCGTGTTCAAGCAACAGAAGATTTCATCAGCGGTCTGAAGAATCTGTTCGCAGAATCTTACGTTGATGTGCCAGAAGAAAAAGTCGACCTCGTTGACGAACTGGCAGTCCGTGTTGCTGAACTCGAAGAATCACTCGAGTCAGTTGTAGCAGAGAATGTGAAACTGAACAAGGTGATCAGTGAAGCTCAAGTAGAATCTGCTTTTGACGATGTTGCTGAGGGGCTTGCTGATACTCAAGTTGAAAAACTTCGTTCTCTTGTTGAGGGTTTGGAGTTTGACACAATTGATGAGTATACTCAAAAACTTGAGATCGTGAAGAAGCAGTATTTCTCCGAGAATACTGAATCTCAATCTACTGGCTTGATAACCGAAGAAGACTCTGTTGGTTCTAACGATGAACCTGAACAACAACAGATTATTCCTGAGGAAATGAAAGGTTACTTTAATGCAATTTCTAATACAATTAGAAAATAAATTTTTTATAAATATAACGTAAAACGCCCAAATAAGGAGAATTTACACATGAACCTTAACGAACAAATCCGTAACAAGTGGAAGCCAGTGATTGAACATCCTGATCTTCCTTCTATCGGCGATTCTCATCGCGCGATGGTAACGTCAATGATTCTCGAGAACACCGAGAAAGCATTGCGTGAAAATGCTCAAATGGGTGCTGCTCAGCACTTGACTGAAGATGATGTACCAACCAACGTTGTTGGCGCTGGTATGGGTGCTACTGCTGGCGAGATCAAAGGTTTTGACCCTGTACTGATCTCACTTGTTCGCCGCGCAATGCCTAATCTGATGGCATATGACGTTTGCGGCGTTCAACCAATGACTGGTCCTACTGGTCTTATCTTTGCTATGAAGTCGCACTACACTTCACAGACTGGATCTGAAGCATTCTACAACGAAGCAAACACTCAATTCTCTAACCCGAATGCTGGTGGCGCCAATACTATCGGTGATCAACATCTTGGCACTTCTTTTGATTCCGACACTGATGGTGATCTTGCTGCTAACGGCGTGTACAACTTCGCTGGTGGTATGACTACTGCTCAAGCAGAAGCACTTGGTACTGGTACTGGTCAAGCGATCCCAGAAATGGCATTCAGCATTGACAAAGTAACTGTTACCGCTAAGACTCGTGCCCTGAAAGCAGATTACTCGCTTGAACTCGCACAAGACCTGAAAGCAGTTCACGGTCTGGACGCTGAAGCAGAATTGAGCAACATTCTTGCTGCTGAGATTCTTGCTGAAATCAACCGTGAAGTTGTTCGTACAATCAACGTAACTGCTAAGATTGGTTCTGCTTCTGGCACAACTACTTCTGGCAAGTTTGACCTCGACGTTGACGCTAACGGTCGTTGGTCTGTCGAGAAGTTCAAGGGTCTGATGTTCCACATTGAGCGCGAAGCAAACGGTATCGCAAAAGATACTCGTCGCGGCAAGGGTAATGTGATCATCTGTTCTTCTGACGTTGCTTCTGCTCTGCAGATGGCAGGTGTACTTGATTACACTCCTGCTCTGAACAGCAACTCTTTGAATGTAGATGACACTGGTAACACTTTCGCTGGTGTACTGAACGGTCGTTTCAAAGTTTACATCGATCCATACACCACTGGTAACTACATGACTATCGGTTACAAGGGTTCCAATGCCTTTGACGCTGGTCTTTTCTACTGCCCATACGTTCCTCTGCAAATGGTTCGTGCGGTTGACCAAAACTCTTTCCAACCAAAGATTGGATTCAAGACTCGCTACGGCATGGTCGCTAATCCTTTCCACACTGGTGAAGACAGCGGTACAGGTACTTTGACAGAAGACTCTAACGTCTACTATCGTCGTACAGTAGTTGCTAACCTGCTCTAATAAAAAAAAGATCTACTCAGTAGACTGTTTTTGAGACCCGCTTCGGCGGGTCTTTTTTTTGCCTTTTGTCTTTACATTCTGTTTACAACGAGTATAATCAGTAATGCGTCCTTTGTACAATATATAAATATAAGATGTAACTACATTGGAGAATACAATGAACAATCAAGAAGGTGCTTTTGAGATGAGCATTAGAATACTGGGAAATGAATTTATTGGTTTCCGTATAGAAGTTGATGACTTTAAAACGAAGTGGTTGGTCTTGGGAATTATTGGCGTTACATCGTTTTCTGCGGTGTTGGCAAATTTTGGAGAACCAATTAAGAATCTTTTCGTGGGTTAAAATATGACAGATCCATTAAATAAAAATATGCTTTCTCCTGTTGGGTTTAATTTTTCAATTAAGAAAA